CCACTCTTCGCCGTGACCATCAGCTGCGAGATCCATATCTCGTTTCATCTGTCCAAACGCAGACTGGTGGAACTTATCCGCTGCTTGGACCCGCTCAATTACCTCTTTGACTAGAACGCCTCTTGATCCCTCTGGCTTAGTCGTCGGCATACTGATTCCACACTTCTGTCCTTGCTCGCCACACCCGCACTCAGGCCACTCGGGACAGATTTTTTCGTCTTTTTCGGTCATGCTAGAAGCCCGCTGATGCTCGTTTCACTTTGTTTCGCTTTTCCCGGTAAGCGCTATCAAACTTTACCCAGCCAAGAGTCCCTACTTTTGGCGCCACACTGATTTTTTTAGCGAGTCCTGGGCCGTGTTGGCGCTGCAGACCCATACCGACCCACGACAAGGCATCGACAAAGTCATCGTGCCGTGCATTCGGGAATTTCATAAGTTCATCGGTGGCCTTAACCATCCAAGGAGCGACGGTCGGGAAGTAGACCTTGCCCATTGCCATACGTCCTTGAATCGATTGAGCCCTCTGGACCTTATTGGCGACCGGCGTAACCTCATCGATGGCGCAGAAAACGCCTTCTTCTACCATTCTCTTCCGGAGAAACGGGCCTATGGATTTCGTGATATGTCCTTTCTCTGCCCACCAGACCAAGGGTTTCCACTGTCTAATTAGATTCAACATGGCACTAACCACGCGATCCGCTGGGGCCATCTCCCACCAGACATCGAGGACATAAATATCCTGATTCTCGTCAACGCCCACGACGATCATCACTGTGTAATCGTTGCGGGTCTTGTCTATGCCGATCGCGTGATCTGAGGCTGCGTAAATCCTGAGATTCTTGGGCCTTAGATTCTTGTTGTAAGTCTTGACGTACTCGCGCCGGAAGAAGTCACCATCCTCGGGGCTCGGCTGCTGCTGATAGAGCGCACTGAAACCTCGCGGGTCTAATCTTTTCTGCGCCTCAAGAAATTCTCTATCGAAACGCTCGGGCCATAAAACCTCACCCTTCTCCCTACCCAGTGGATCAGAGTCACCAGCCATCGCGGGCAGGTTAATCACTTTCCACTTGCTTGCTTCTTCCTCGTTGTAATACGGAGACATTGGATCGGTGAGGCGACCAATCAGATCGTCTTCATGCCACCTCGTATGAACGATGATGACACTGGCCGATGCGGTCATCAGGCGAGTCATCGCAACCTGTGTAAACCACTCATAGAGTTTCTGCCGGATCGTGGGCGAACCCGCTTCCTCGGCATCTTTGATCGGGTCATCAATAATGAGGAAGTCGGCGCCACGGCCCGTGATCGAGCCACCACGGCCGACGAAGACGGCCATACCGCCACCCTCGGATTGAATCCGGCTCTTACTGGCCCCGCCCTTTCGGAAGGCAAACCCGGGGAAGACCTGCTTGTACTGTGGCGAGGATTGTATTGACCTTACATCTGCGCCGAAGTCGGCAGCAAAGTCCTCGTTATAGGTTGCGAAGATTACGTCGCGATAACCATCTTTACCCATCAGCCATGAAATGAACCGGCGCGAGATCAATTCGCTCTTACCGTGCCTGGGAGGCAGGGTCACAATCAAGCGGGGAACGTGACCCTTCTCGACTTCTTCAAGCACCTTGGCTAGAGCCCGGTGATGCTTGGCATCCTTGAACATGGATTTCTCCATATCGTCCGGGTCATCCGGGTCGGGCATCGTGAACTTCACGAACTTCAAGAAACTCTCTCGGCATTCAACAGCACGATGTTGGCGAGAGGCCACGGCCATCCGGCGATCCAGTTCTTTTAACTGGCCTTCCAGATTTTGAGTGTCTTTATTACTAGCCACTATTCGGCCTTCTTATTCTGCTGCTCAAGGACTTAGACCCTTCTGTCGCTTTATCAAGATTGGGAAAGATCAAGTAATCCTTCTTGGCCATCGTCTCGCGCATGGCTTGACCATCACTTAAACGCTCTAGGCCAGGAGATCGCCATCGAATAGTTGGGAACAAGATGCCCCTGCCATCTGCCAATGGGTGAGTCCCACTGAAGATGGTTTGAGGGTGGCCATCTTTTTCGAGAAACATACTATTCACGATAGGCGAATTGGTTACACCTTGAGCGCGTCTTTCCCAGAATGGCCTCTCAGCACCAAACTCCGTAGTCTGCCCTTGTGCGCCTAAAATGCGGGACAAGATTGCACCAAAGTCCATGTTTGCTAGGCTATTCATCACGCCTTCTTCTGCTTAACCAATCCATTCGGAATAAGGTATCCCATCACCAGGGGAATAATAATGACGCCTGCCAATAACCACCCCCCGGCTTCCACGACCTGTCCCATCAACGGCCAGAACCCGGTGACTGGCGCATCGCACTGACCACCACTCATGCCAGAGGTAAGCAATGAAGTGGCCCCGCCACCGATTGCAGCGCCGGCAGCAGCGCCAGGAATGCCACCTACAAGGCCACCCACACCCGCGCTCATGCCCGCGATGCCCCCGGTTTTAAGGGCAGCGCAGCCAGTAAGAAAAGAAGCTGATAGAAGAACCAATGCTTTCATTCGGGGGGACACTCGCAAAACTTTTGTTCCAGTTCCCGCCCGATCCGTTTGTTCGCCTCACTAAGAATCTGAGGAAGGAAGAACCGGGTAACGGAATGAACGAGGCCAAGCAGTCCGGCAGCGATGAATAACCCGCTGATGAAGCAGCCACGCTTTAGATGCGCCCAATACTTTCCGCGATAATGTTGGTAATCAAAAATAATCACACTTTTTCTCCCAGTGTGTCGATGACCGTGCGCCCTTCCCAGTTCACGCGGGTTGTGGCGCGACGCTTCTCACACGCATATCGCCCGCCTTCACTGTCATGCCATCCTTGTCGCTTCAGCGTTCGACGCATCGAAAGGCATCCCGCCAGATTCATCTCTGCCCATTCGCCAGATGAATTTTCGTGATATGCCATCCATTCTTTCGGCACATCGTTTATATAGAGGACGAGTACAAAAAGTGCGACTTCCATCAATGACCTCCATTGCCGTTGGCTTTACTCTTCATCTCCGCAAGTTTGTCGCGGGTTATTTCAAGTTTTGCCTCAAGTGAGTCGACCCTCGAAGATAAGAAGTTAATGGTGAGTTCCTGCTGTTTGTTCACGCTGACCGCCTTGCCCTCGGAGATGCTGACCTCGACGGCCTGTAATTGACGGCTGGTGTGTTCCAGTAATAAATACATTTCCTGAGATGAGGCCGTGCTGATCTCGCCTCGTTGCAACTGCTCACTGAACTCGCTGTTGCTATCCACTTCTGCCCTCATCAGGGTCAGTCTCATGTCGTGTTGGTTCAACCTTTCTTGAAGGCCAAACCACGCCCATGTACCTATTGCTACCGCCGATGCGAGGCCGATCAGGTTCCGCAGGGGAAGACCGACCTGTGTCCGATCTGAAATTCTTACTGCTCGTTCTGCGGCCATTATTCATGTCGCCACGAAAAAAAAACGACGAGGCCCGCCCCGATCCATGCCCCGACTACTGCAATCGCAAAACAACAGTCTTTTGTGAAGTCGCTCATTTGCTGAGTAGACGCTGCTCAAGTGTGTCAATTCGATCCAGGATTCGATCAATGTGCGTATCAAGTTCTGCCCTGCTTACCGTTTGCGTTGCCAGATCGGTCACTCTCGCGTGAAGACGATCAATTTGTCCGAAAATCCTTTTTACGATCCAACCGCCAAGGAACAGGATGACCGCCATCAATGCGTCTACCATCATTGAAGGTTCCATCAGGTTTTTGCCGGGAACTGTGGTGAAGGATTAATGCTGATCGCCATCCCGCTGGGTGACTTGCCAGAAAAAACTATACAAGCCTCCTCTCGATTCTTATTTTTCTTTGTTACAACAATGGTTGAAGTGGTCCTTTCTTCGTTGACAAAATAAACTATGGTTTCTGCTTCTCCGTCGCTGCTCTCTTTGAGGTAGCCGAGCATTACCGGGCTCTCCTGGGCCTCAATCGCTAACATCTCCATCATGTATTCAAATGAATCGGCGCAGAACAACAGCATCCGCACCTGAATCGGTTTGATACCCGCCGGAGGCAACTGTTGGGCAAACGCTAATAAAGGCAGCATCAACAATGTTGCGATCAGTTTTTTCACAACCAACGAACATGAAGCGGATCAGGCGTATCGTCAGGCGCTAACGGGTAGTCCCATCGCGACTTATTGACCGTCCGGTTTACCGTTTCGGTGTCTTCGGTGATCGTTTCATTGCCGTCCGCATCAGTGGTCACGATCTTGCGTTCTTCTTGGCAAGCGTGGTTCTCCCAATTACGGCAGGCTTCGATGGAGGCGAACGCCTGGACTCCGGCTTCGAGGGAATCGCCCTTCTCCCGCACGGCAGCTCGCCAGGTACCCCAGTCGCCCAGCGACCCGCCGGATTCGTTTGCACGGATCACGCGCCAGTCACTCGGCATCAGGAGCGCACCGACGTATGCCTTGATGTCGGTGATGATGCGATCCTTAACTTCATCGACGGGCCTGTCGGTCGTGGCGTAGGAGATCACCCATTCGCCATCGTCGGCCAGTGTGTACGACTCAGCGCCGGTATTGGCGTATCGCTGATCGACTGACTCAACACGGGCCGGGGCTATGCCCAGCGTTGCGAGGGTTGCGATTGATTTAAAGACTGCCG